TAGAACCATTTCATTTTGTACCACCAACCAATCTGCCCTTTTGGATTAGTTACCTTCCAAAAACTTGAGTGACTAGTCTTAGTACCCCATAATTCATTGTTATCTCTTGTTTCCAAGTATGTCATGCCGTTTGAATCATACCCAAGACTCTGACCGAACCCATATGCAGGGTTGCGACACAACCATAAGATACGATAGGCATAACGCACAAACCAATTTGTATCATAATCATATTTGCGTAGGAATTTTATTACACCACTCTGAAGTTCATAGTCGGCATAGTACATTTCATCAGCAGGTGCATCCGGTGTACTGAACCCTTTGAATATAGGCAATAGAAAGTCTCTCTTGAGACCTGGATGCAATGATGGGAAACCTGTAACTTCCGATTCTTCTGCCTTATATGTAAACAAAGCAATGATAGGTGATAACAGAATTGTCACCAGATCCAATAATAATAGTGTGGGTACTTTTAGAGCCCATAATAGGATAGATAAAAACATTTTTACTCCTTTGGTTGATTATACTATTGTTCCATTACTTATAGTGGTAATGGTACAAACCCACCGTTCTGGTGGGTTTATTTGAGACAATTGCCTATATTGACAGTTCTTCTTGTGGATCTTTTGAGGTCACAAAATTGATATACTTTACTGCATCATCTTCCTCTGTAAAATACCGAACGATGGTCTGTCCAGTATGTAATGAGGTAAACAACAATAAAATATTACAATTTCGATAAACAGAAAACTTAATAGCCCACCCGTTACGGGATACAGGGCTAAAACTTTTTGATTTAGCCTTTATTTCCAACATAAGCAAATGACTTGAGTTTTCCGGTTTTGACGATTTCTTTTGCATTTTCGCTACATTCTTTAACAGTATCTATTACCTTACTGGTGTATGTAGTAAATGTAGAATTTGTAAGTTGGTCAAATGATTTGATGTTGGACACCTGAAATGCTTCAATAGTATTTAATACTGATTCAGCATATGATTTAATTTTGGCGTCAAATTGACTGACCATTGATTGTGGGTTAAACATATTAAACATTTATTTTCCTGTTTTGTTATAGTATTCGATTCGTTGCAATCTAGCTTCAATGATTGATGTGAATAGAACGGTAAAATATTTTAAAATTGTTTGCATGGCTATTCCTAATTAAATTTGGTTTGCGTATAGATTCTCATTAAATTCTCAACTTCTGAAATAGTCTGAGGATTATTCTTTAGAATAAATGCCTCAAACTGACACTTTGGTTTTAAATAAGATAAAAGTTTCTTAATCATAAATTGTCCTTACTAAGTATTTTAATAGGTATCGTTTGTACTAATACTTTTATTTAGACAATATTATACTGCAAACGCACATTTTTTTAGGTATATTTACTCATTATGATCTTCATACCGCATTTTAGCTACAATGTAATCCTTCACTAAACTACTACGGACAATATCATCTACGGTAAACTCAATGCGAGTAAATGATTTCATGTGTTGAGCAATGTCTAAAAATTTTAGAATACCGGACATATCATTCTTTTTCTTATTCAGGTCGGTTTGTCTATAGTCACCACACCATATAATCTTGGACATATGGCCAACTCGTGTCATTACGGTATCGACTTCTTCAAAGGTAAGGTTCTGCATTTCATCCACAATAATAATAGCATTATCAAACGACATACCACGAATGAATGATGTAGATATAAACTGAATGTACCCTTGTTCCTCAAGACGATCCCATGCATCCTTGCGACCAAATAGAGTATCACATATCTGCACATACGGCTGCTGATAAATTTCCATTTTTTCATTTACATCACCGGGTAAATATCCCATGTCTCTTGATTGTACGGCAGAGCGAACAACAATGATTTTATTGAATGGGTTAGATTTGTCCATCACCTCTTCAATGGCTTTATATAATGCACAGAATGTTTTACCAGTACCAGCTACACCATGTAATGCTACAAAGTAATCGCCTCTCTTGTAGGCATCAAAGAATAATTTTTGGTTTTGTGTGAGAGGGTCAAATGTTCTAAGGTCATCTATTCTTAATTTCAAATGATTGGATGGTCGTGGTGCTGTAGGTTTAGGTTCTACAAAGGTGTCGGTTGTTTGTTGCTTTCTGGCCATTTTAGTTTTCCTAATACATGGGTTTTGTGAATCTTGCAAGTTACCCAAGAGTTATAATATTGGTCACTCAATAGGGCGTGCCTGTTAAAAATCTCAAATGTTTCTAAGTAATTACATTCGGATCTAGTCTTACAAAGGTGTAGTATTTCTCTAGTAAATTTATCCTCTCCTTCTTGTTTAACTTCTGCTTGCAATTCTGTATTACTCCCCCAATACTCTAGCCAATCACTGGCCTTTCGTACCTTTTTCTTTTTACCCTTGATTTGACGATAACCAGCCTTAGTGAACAATTTCTTGCCCACATACCGTTTACCTGTTTGAATATTGGTGATAAGATACACATAGCCAATGTTATCGGCTATGTGTTCTTCTTTGAATTCTTCTGCTGTATTATGATAAAACCAGGTCAATCAATAATCCTCGTCTTGTTCCAATTCATCCTCTAACAGATATTCTGCACAGAATGGACAAAACTTTGGATCATCATCACATAACAACTCATCATAATCAATTGTAAATTTTGAATCACAATTAGAACAATGGTGTTTTAAACTTTTCATTTTAATCCTTATTAGCACTACCCCACACATCATTCCATGTACCACTCAATGCACCCTTCGCATAGTCGGTAGCACGATTCTCAAAGAAATTGGTGTGAGTCGGTGCGTTAATCATTACTTCCACCCACGGTAATGGGTTGCGTTTGACTTTGAAAATGCCTTTCATACCTAGGCCAATCAATCGTCTGTCTGCTATATATCTAATGTATTTCTTTACATCTTCTTTAGTGAGGTTTTCACCTTCAACGATGCCAAAGGCTAGGTCAATAAACCTATCTTCTAGCTCAACCATTCTCTCAGCAATGGTGTAGATACTTGATTTTAGCTCATCATTCCAAATCTCTGGGTTCTCATTAATATAGGTCTTAAACAACTTCATCATATTCTCGGCGTGCATTGTTTCATCTACAATAGACCAAGTAATGATTTGACCCATACCTTTCATCTTACCGTGACGAGGAAAGTTTAGTAACATAATAAAGGAACTAAACAACTGCATACCCTCTGTGAATGCTGAGAACACCGCAATATGACGAGCTGTGTTTTCTTTTGTGCCATTCTTATCTGAAATATCTAAGACATAATCATGTTTATCTTTCATCTCCTGATACGATAAGAATTCATTATATGTAGTATCAGGCAAACCAAGTGTTTCAATCAGGTGTGAGTATGCAGCAATATGTAATGCCTCACGAGCCGCAAAGCCCATCAACATCATACGAACCTCTGGTTGTGGGAAGTATGGTAAATAGTTCTTTACATAACCGCCTGCTACATCAATATCACCTTGAGTAAAGAATCGGAAGATGTGTGTTAGGAATTGTTTCTCACCTTCTGTTAGTTTCTTTTTCCAATCTTTAACATCTTCAAGCATTGGTACTTCTGAATGAATCCAATGCGACTGCTCATGCTTCAACCATGCATCATATGCCCACGGATAGTTAAATGGTTTAAAACTATCTCTTGCATCTGTAATTTTACTTTCTATTTTCTTAATCATCTTTTTTCTCATACATTGTGGTGTTTGTATCTCCTAGTGCCCATTTATCATCAGTCTCTACAGACCATCGCTTCGTTGCTACTCTGAAATCAGGGAGTTTTAATTCTTTGGGATTACTACTTGGTTCCAAAACTATCATTCTATTGTTTGGTTGTGCTGCGTATTGACCATTATCACATTTAATAAAGTTATATGACTTATGATCTTCAACATCTTCACTAAAACCAGTATCAATTATATTAAAATCAGGGTGAGCTGAATCAACTGTAAACATATACTCACCATATCTCCAATCACCGTCTTTCGTTTTAAACTTACACTTCATAGATTGCAATTGTGCCTTTTTGATTATTGTAATATCATAAGACAAACAATCCCACAATTGTAAATAATCTAAAGGCATTTCATCTTCAATTTTTTTCCAACAAAAAGCATGAAGTGGTAACTTATCATACAATGCACCATATTCATTAAGGTAGGCCTCAATACGGAAGGCCTGACCTCTTAATGATTTGATTGATACCCACCAGCAAGGAACTAATTCACCAAATCCTTTTTGAAAATCATAAAGAAACTCTTTACGAACAAAGCATTTTACTGGTGGTAAATTTGCAATAATATGTGCCATAATTACTCACACGCCAAACATTCATCACCGCCAACAATGGCACTCATATCTAATTCTTTGATTACTTCTCTTTCAATACGCTTTGATACCTTATCAGCCTTTGCTAACTTCTCACTACGAGCATAGTACAATGTCTTGAGACCTTTCTTCCATGCCAAATAATGACAGGCGTGTAGGTACTTCACATTAACATCAGGTCTAAAGAATAGGTTCAATGATTGTGCTTGGTCAATATGTTGTTGACGATCAGCAGCGTGTTCAACAACCCATCGTTGGTCAATTTCCATTGCTGTCTTGAATACAAACTTTTCATTATCATCAAGAATGGTTAAGTGTTGTGCTGAACCATCGTTAGCAATGATACTAGACCATGTATCGGCCATTTGGTCATCAGTTAAGTTTTTACTGCGAAGTAAGGCATCAAGAAATTTATTCTTATTCAGGTGAGAACCTGACAAAGTATCTTGACGGTAAGCATTAGCCCGATAAGGTTCAATACTAGGGCTAGTATTACCCATGATAATGGAAGAACTAGCATTAGGAGCAATGGCCATAACATGACTAAAACGAAAACCAGTGCCAGCAGCG